TGACAACGTAGCAGTAGGAACAAGTGCTTTAGATATAGATACCAAAGGAAGTCACTCTGTTGCAATAGGTAGAAATGCTTTAGGCGCACAAAACTTCACTACTGCTACAGATTCAAACAATACAGCAGTTGGTTTTGAGGCAGGAAAATCAGTCACAACAGGTGTAGATAATACTCTAATAGGTGCTTTTGCAGGGGATGCCATAACTACTGGCGGCACTAATACAGCAGTTGGTAAATTTGCTTTTAGTACTAATACTGGTGCTTTTTCTAATGTGGCAATAGGACACAGAGCACTTGAGATTTTTAATGTCACAACTGCAACAAGCACTTATAATGTTGCAATAGGTGAAGATGCAGGAAGACAAGTCACAACAGGTGTAAACAACACCCTCATAGGTTCTTTAGCTGGGGATGCTCTTACTGATGCAGACAGTAATGTAGCTATAGGTAAAGGGGCATTAACATCAGATACTCTAGGTAGTGATTCAATAGCTATAGGTCAGACAGCTTTAGAAAATCAAAATTTTACTACAGCTACAAATAGTTACAACATTGCAATAGGCAGAAATGCAGGTGGTCAAGTCACAACAGGTAGACTCAACACCCTAATAGGTGCTTTTGCAGGGGATGCTCTTACAGCAGCAGACTCAAATACAGCAATAGGTTATGTAGCTTTATCATCAGATACTAGAGGTGAAAGAGCAATCGCCATTGGTGAAGGTGCTTTATTTAGTCAAAACTTTACCACAGAAACAAACAACTACAATGTAGCTATTGGTTATAATGCAGGTTATTCAGTTACAACAGCCATACGAAACACACTTATAGGTGGATTATCTGGTGATGCTCTCACTGAAGGGGCTAGAAACACTACTTTAGGTTATGGGGCTTTAAGTGGTGATACTTTAGGTTCTAGATCAATTGCAATAGGATACGAGGCTCTTGGCAGTCAAAACTTTACTACAGCTACAAATAGTGCAAATACAGCAGTTGGTTATTCAGCAGGTAATGCAGTCACAACAGGTACCATCAATACCCTTATAGGATACCAAGCAGGTGATGCACTAACCACTGGTAATAACAATGTAGCAGTTGGACATGACGCTTTAGGAGCAGAAATACAAGGTGACCAAAATGTAGCTGTTGGTGTAGGTGCATTACAATCACAAAGCAACTCTAGTGATGTAAACGCACTAAATACAGCAGTTGGGTATAATACAGGAGTATCCGTCACAACAGGTATACAAAACACACTTATTGGTGGTGCTGCTGGAGACGCACTAACTGATGCTGATAACAATACTGCTCTTGGTTATCTTGCATTAAGTGCTGAAACTAATAACAATGGTAACACCGCAATCGGTGCTGAAGCTCTTAAAGTACAAAATGCAGGTGGTGGTGGTGATGCACGAAATACAGCAGTTGGTTTCTTAGCAGGTGCAGCAGTTACATCAGGTGTACACAACACTATCATAGGTGCACTAGCAGGTGATGCACTAACTGATGCTGACGATAACGTAGCAATTGGTGCGGCTGCTTTAGGCAATGACACTTTAGGTAGTAAGTCAGTTGCTGTTGGTAGAGCTGCACTAAATACTCAAAACTTTACTACAGCAACAGATTCTTACAATACAGCAGTAGGCTATTTTACAGGACTATCAATTACAACAGGCCTACAAAATACCCTTATAGGTGGTCTAGTAGGTGATGCACTTACTACTGGTAGTTATAATACTGCACTTGGTTATGGAGCTTTAAGTGCAGATGATTTGGGTTCTCAAAGTGTGGCTATTGGTTATCATGCACTTGTAGCACAAAATTATGCTACAGCCACAACAAGTCATAATGTAGCAGTTGGATCACAAGCAGGTGCAAACATTTCAACAGGTATACAAAATGTTTTTGTAGGTTCGCTTGCAGGAGATGCTCTTTCAGCTTCTAGCTATAATACAGCAGTAGGTTATGGTGCTTTAACAGATGATACTCTAGGAAATAGAAGCACCGCTATAGGATACCTTGCGTTACACAATCAAAACTTTACTACAGCCACAACCAGTTTCAATACAGCAGTAGGTTACAATGCAGGTGGTGAAGTAACTACTGGTCAAAGTAATACTTTGATGGGAGATAGTGCAGGAGATGCTATAACCACTGGTGGTTTAAACACCATAATCGGAACATTTGCAGGTTCAGCGTGTTCGACTGTAAGTAATAACACTTTTGTTGGTGCTTTCTGTGGAGATGCAGCTACTTCTGGAGATAACACTGGTGTTGGTTCTGGTGCTCTAGGTGGCGCATCAAACTCTGCTGCTAATAATGTGGCTGTCGGAAAAGATGCAGGTAATTCAGTTTCAACAGGTACAGATAATACTTTTATAGGTACGCAAGCAGGTGATGGTACTGATGATGGTAATAACAACACAGCCGTTGGTTCTGAAGCACTAAGTGCTAACTGTGGTGATGCTAATACTGCTGTTGGACAATTTGCTTTATCTGTTTGTACAGGGGCAGATAATACTGCTTTAGGAACTGATGCAGCGGCAGCCCTCACTTCAGGTAGCAACAATTTCTTTATAGGCCATGATGCAGGACGAACAGGAAGTCCAGGTGGCAATCAAACTACAGGCAGCAACAGAGGTTTTATGGGAGATGAAAATATAACTTCTATAAATGCTCAAGTAGATATAACAGCAGCTTCTGATGAACGAGATAAAACAGATTTTACTGCATTAGACTTAGGTTTAGATTTTGTAAAAGCTATGAAACCCTACACTTTTAAGTGGGATAAGCGTTCTAAGTATGGTGACAAAAAAGCTGATGATTATGATCTTGATGCCATAACTACTGATGGAACGCACAAAGAAGATTGGTTAGATTTAGGTTTTAAAGCACAGGATGTTAAAGCATTAGAAGAAGCTTCTAATTATAAAATTGCAGATAAAACAAATTTAACTGTAAGTGTAACTGATGATGGTAAACAGTATGGTATGAGGTACGCTAAGTTAGTACCAATCCTAGTCAAAGCAATACAAGAACTATCAGCAAAGAACGATGCC